TTTTTATGCTGTTTCTCAGTATTTTCATCCATCTAATTTCTAAAAGCTTTTAATACTGCCTCCTCTACTATTTTAGCTCCTCCGTATACGTTCTTACCATAGTTCTTTACGCCATTAAATACAGCGTTAGCTGCTTTCTTTAGTCCTGGACGTATGTGGGGTTTAGGAGCACCTGGTCTGTTTATTGGAAATCTAATCATTTTGTATTTCTTTTATCTTGGGTATTAAGATGAGGTTAATATAATCTTTCATTCTGCGAGTAAATTCTTTATCGGTTTCTATTACATCTTGAATTTTACCGGTTAATGTGTTCTTATTCTTGCCGAGCGTAATTGCTTCTTCGGCATCCTTTATCTCTTGGTTTAAAAACTCTATTAGCTTATTCATCCTTTTGCTCTTCGCTTATATCGCCTCCTATTGATAAAAATATAGCTGCCTCACTTACTGCGTATTGTAGCACACTCTTTACTACTTTAACTGCGTCTATAATACCTTCTTTATACATATCTTCGACTATTGTATTATCTAATGCATTATATCCTATTGTCAAGCTCTTTGACTCTCTTATTTTATCTATTATAACATCAGGGCTTCCGTTAGAGTTATCCACAATTTGTCTTAATGGAGCTTCTATTGCTTTTATAACTATGTCATACCCCAATCCTATTTCTTCATTCTTATGAGGAGCAAAACTGAATTGTTTAATCACATTAATAAAAGCACAGTTACCACCTATAACAATACCTTCTTCTAATGCTCTCTTAGTCTCATTAACACCATCTTCTATCTTTAACTTTAAGTATCTTATCTCAGCTTCACTATTAGCTCCTACCTTTATTATAGCTATGCCATTCTGTAGTTTAGCTATTCTTTCATCATATTGGTCTTTACCCCACTTAGATTCTGTTAGCTCTCTGCGTGTTTTTAGTGTGTTTATCCATTCCTTTATATTAGCGGAACTTTGAATGATTGTGGTGTCCTTTGTGGATAAGACCTTTTTAACCTTACCTAACTTGGGTGGCTTTGTGGTATCAGTCCACACTTCAGCACCTGTTAATACACATAAGTATTCTACACAATACTTCTTCATATATACTGATCCTGGAGTATTAATGGCCAATACATTAAATAACGAATTGAATTTACTAAATGCAAATATCTTTAATACTGATTCGTCTATATCTTCTGCAATAATGAATAGTTCTTTAGAGTTCTTCTTTACCAAACTATCTAATATAGGCTGAATTTCTCCAAAGAATGATATCTTTTTATCTATAATAAGCACTGGAATATCTTTGTATTCAGCTTCTAGTTTCTCTCTATTAGTAACCATATAAGGACTTATGTAGCCCTTGTCAAACTTAAGCCCCTCAGCTATTTCACTTGTAATACCAAATGATTGTGATTCCTCTACAGTTACAACACTGTCTAAACCAACCTTTTCTACTGTTTCAGCTATTACTTTACCAAGTTCTTCACTTTCTGTTGATATAGTAGCTATTTCTCTAAGCTTTCCTTTAACAGGCTTAGCCATTCTGTCTAGCTCTGCGCATATATCTTTTACAGCCAAGTTCATACCCTTCTTTAATAGATTGGCATTAAACCCTTTGTTTATAAGCTTTAAACCTTCTGTGACTACTGCTTGTGTAATGATTGCACTCGCTGTTCTACCACCACCAACATCATCAGAAGTCTTTTGTACTACTTCCTTGATGAGCATAGCTCCCATATTCTCTATTGGGTCTCGCAAGTTAATCTCTTTAGCTATACGCCCACCATCATTAGCTATGATAGGATGTGTTCCATTCTCTATGATTACATTCTTGCCTCGTGGGCCGATAGTTATCTTTACTGCATCTGCTACCTTATCTAGGCCAGCTTTTAATTTGTTTATATCGTTGCTTATTGTTTTAGACATACAAGGGAAGTTAAACTTACTAATATTAGTTCCTGACCATCGAGTTTCACAGGAGTTCCATATTGATAACACACAATATCACCCTTTTTAAGGTCAAATTCATAATCATCTGTTTTGCCTTTAAATGGATATGCTACTTCGCCCGTTTTTACTTCATCTTTGTCTTGATAGCCCCATTTATTTTCTTCTTTAATCTCTTTGAGGAGTAACTTAAATGTTCGCATATATACTTATTTTACCATACTTATAATATAATGTGCAAGTGTTTCATGCACTGATTCGACTATTCCATAATCATTTGATTTAACATAAATCTTAATATCTGGTTTAAATTTACCTCCTTTAAATCCTACAAATCCTATCGTTTTTAGTCCTAATCTTTTAGCTTCTTTGATTGCCTTTAATATATTGGGAGAATTACCTGATGAACTAATAGCGACGAGTATATCAGGGGGATGCATAAAATTCTTTATTTGTTCGCTATAGACACAGTGATAACCCATATCATTAGCATATGCTGTTAAAGTTGGAATATTATCTGATAAACAAATAGCCTCTATGCCTCCTATTTTAATCAAATCATTGGCAAAATGAGAAGCGATAGCTGATGAGCCACCGTTTCCTATCAAATACACTCTGCGTTTCTGTTTCAATAGACTAATAAATTCATCTAGACTAGACTGAGAAACACTAGTAAATGCTTTATTAAATTGTTTAAGATACTGTTTCATATACTATTTCACTACCATGATTAGTCAACTTTATATCAACTTCTCTCCATTCTGCGAGAGCTTTTCTAACTTTAGATTGATTGTGAGGTGGAACAATCAACATCATAAAACCACCACCACCTGCACCCATAAGTCTTCCACCCCAAGCTCCATTAGTAATACCAAGATTATACATTCTATCTATTTCCTCATCTGAAATTCCTGGCGCTAGTCCTTTTTTAAGTTCCCACATTTCACTTAATAAACTTCCTATACCTTTAAAATCTTCTTTCTCAAGTCTTTCTAAAAATACAGGAACAGCATCTGATATCTTTTTAAGAGTTTCAAAATTATCTACTATCCTAGTTTTACTAACTTCTAACAAGTTTTTAGCTTCTCTTGTTTTAGCCGTGTAGAAAAACATTAAATGTTTCTCAAAATCATTTTTAGTTTTAGAACTAAGATGGATAGGATGTACTTTTACCATTCCATCTTTATTAAAATCAATCATATTCAATCCTCCATAAGATATGGTATATTGGTCTTGTTTACCTGCCCCTTCTTTCTTCTCTATTTCGTAAGATTCTCTGGCTAGATATTCTGAATATGTAGAATTGCCTAAAAATCTATTGAGTCCCTTTAAAAGACCTATAGTAAATGCACTAGAAGAAGATAGTCCTATTCCCTTGGAGGGCAAATCTGCAATAGATACAATCTCAATTCCTTTCTCAATACCTAATTTTTGTAAAATATTACGCACTCTTGTATGTTGTACTTCGGCACTTGTTAATACATTCTCAGTATGTGAATATGAAACTCTTATATCTCCACTAAACTTTTTTGATATTGCGATATAAACACTTTTGTCTATTGTACTACTAATCACTCGACCTGGATATTTTGTGTAAAATTCCTCATAGTCAGTATAACCTCCAACAAAACTTATTCTTAAAGGTGTTTTAACTAATATCATTTAAGTAAATGTTTATACTTATCTCGGTTGTTTACAATCTCTTCAGGTAATTCTGATTCATCAACCCATAATTTGAAATCTCGACCTAAATAATCAAGATTATGTTTGAATGCCAAAGGAATGTTGTTATGAACCACAGGGATATTAAAATGTTGGTCGCTATAACTCTGCACTTTGTACTTGAGATTATCTTGACCTCCCATATTAGTGAAATGCCATCCTAGATAATCATCACTTAATACTGCTTTAGACCTTAATTCGTTTAAACTCTTTGATTTCAAAGTTCCATATTTACATACAACTGGGCCTAGCCTAAAATCTTCTGAAGAACGGTTATTAAGCCAATAAGTATATTGACGAAGTTTTATTTTTGTCATATCAGACAAACTGACTGCTTTTCTTTCCCATATTTCATCACAATCACCCATTACAACAGTATCTTCGTCATCTAAATGCATTAAACAATTCTTTATCATCTCTCGCTGATTAGATTCATTTATGAAGTAGGGAGTAGTGTCAGGCTTTAAGTCTTTTATTTGAGTAAAGAAATGATATGAAACTTTTGGTAAATTGATAGGATGAGATTCTTTCTTATTATGACTAAATGTTTCTCCAAACTCCACCACTACAAATTCATCCACATAATCCTTTAAGATGTTATATCTTAAATCAAATATCTCTCGTTCCCCATTATATAAAATTGCATCTACTATCATAGTATTTTAAGCATGGCCTTAGTTTTTAATTCATTATATTCAGGTGTGCAATGTTTAGCATAGTTACTAGATGTTTTGTAATGGAACATAAAGGGAAGTATGTCTACACTATAAGGATGAGGGAAATCTTTAAGTAATTCATTTGGCTCATCTAGAACTTCTCCTCTTTCTATAAACTTAATCTTTGGATTATGCTTTTGAATATATCCATTGATAGCTGAACCTACATCTTGATAGTTTTTTCCATCCAGACAAGCAAAACTAAAACTAATGTCATCTGCCTTAATTTTATCCATATCAAATATCATTAGACCAGTCCAAGGCCACACTTTACCATCTGTATATAAAGGACAAAAAGCCATATCATATCCATTTAGCAAATCTTTGAATGATACATCTTTGGTGAAAAACAAATCACCATCCATTATGGCTAATATACCTTTTACCTCTTTGAAATCTTTCCATAAAAAGTTTAATGTATCTCTTACTAAAGCTGAGGGTTCTGTCTTACCCTTTTGATGGGCAACTTTTAAATATCCAGTTTGCAATCTATCACATTCTTCAAATATTTCTTTTGGTTTATCTTGTCCAAAATAAGAGTTATTTGCTACTATATAATAAAAGTCATCCTTTAAATACTTTTTAGCTGAATTATATTGTAATTCAATGAAATCTGGTCTATTAGAATGTAATGTAAGTAATGTTACCGCCATAATGTATATAATCCTCGTTCCATTATTTGTGCTTCTCCAGGATATCTATCCCATTCTAAATACGACCTCAACTTTTCATAAAATGCCTTAGGATGTTTTAGTATATTATCTTTTGTTAATATGTAATTAGAACCAGGGGCAAATGGTATATAATCCATTGTACCAATTCCTAATATCTCTTGCAATTCATATGGTACCATTTTATTCTTGCACGGATAGACTCCGAGATACCACATATCATTCCTCTCATAATACATACCATCCACATATCTACACACAGGTTCATATACTTTGTGATTTTGAGTAAGCAAAGGTTGGAACTTTGTTTTATCAAGGGCATCAAATTCTTCTTTCAAAATATAATTAAATAGATTTGCCTTCGTATAAACAGCAATATTAGGAAGGTTGTCGTAATTATCTATTATGTAAGTAAATTTGTCGTAAATGTCAGTACCTATGTTTTTTACCACAATGCTATCTTTCATAGGCTCATCACTACGGTCGTACATGATAACCTCTGTATCAGGATAGTCTTTCATCCAATCCATATTATGATTGTATCTGCTTATTATCCATTTCATATATATGTAAATCTTTTATAATAATTCTGTGGCATTGACCATTGTTTTATATTGTGTCTAGCCCAGTATCGTGGCGCAATTATCTTTTTGGCGTTCTTATTAAGGAGTGCAGGAAATATTGCAAAACTAGAATTAGAAATAATAAGATAGTGAGCATTCAATATAGAAGTCCAATCATCTGCTATTTCGTGGCTTATTTCAAAATTAGGGAAGTATTGGCGAGCAGTAATTATATCATCTGTAACGACCTTTAAGACTATATTGGGTTTAAGCTTTCGTATCTCAGTAATAGCATCATCGTAATACTCTTTAGTCAACATTAAATCAGGATATAAAGTAAACTCGCCACCTCTGAAAGCTATAACGCATATCTCGTCATAAAATCCAGCCAACAACTCAGGATTAATATTAAGCCATCCAAGTATTTTATCCATATGATGTTCAAAATATCGTGAGTCCTGAAATTCTCCATCTATGATAGTGTTGTCTTCTATAAAATTAAATTCAGGATTGTAATAATTTGTTTCTTCTTTCCATACACTCATATTCAGTGGTGGTAGAATATCTCCGAATACTTTTCCCGTATCAATATTCATGAAAGATTTTCCTTTGAATCCCATCTCCTTTCCCGAACTATCAGGATTATAAATCATACCGAAATCCACTCCCAAATCAAGAGCTTTAACTCTAGTCGCCACATAGCGGTGCAACTGGTTGCCAAGCCCCGAACCTTGATGAAATATCCCTGCTATCATATAAGATTTGCGTATTGTTGATTGCGACCATTTAATTTATGGAACCCAAAAGGTTTGTCTACATCTTGATTCTCTGGCAATTCATGCTCTCTACTAAAGTGTTTAGCAACTTCTAACGGGGCAAACTTAACTCCAAAATGTTGCAAGAGTCTTCGGTTATGGCAAGTTAAAAATCCATCTTCATTGCAATTTCCAAAATAAGGTCTCCATGCAAACTCCATTTCATAGGGTAAATTAAGTAATCTTTTACTTCTAAAACTAACTGCCCCATTTCCTACCCTAATTATCTCTCCATCAGGACTTCTGTAAGAAAAATCATCCTGAGGTAAAGGCCAAGGGGCACCTATATAATCATAATTAAACCAATCATTGTTCCACATTTCAGGATTTACGATAAATCCATCATCTTGAATGGTTACGCAATAATCTGTATCCACAAACTCTCGTAATCTATATATCATTGCATTACTATATTCATCAAGATTCTTCATTGGAACTCCAGTAATTAGTTTGACTGCACCCCAGTCTATACCAAGACTACTATATTCAAGAGCTTTAAAATGCCCCATTTGGTTTTTAGAAGTCATACATATTAAAGTTACATTAGGTAATTTAATTTTTTGCATAATAATCTTTAAATACCTTTATTATGTAATCTAAATCAGATTTTTTAAGGCGAGGATGACAAGTAATCCAAAATGAATGTTTCAATATCCAATCCGATTCTCTTAATATTCCATGAATACGATATTTACTATCTTTGTATGCTGGATGTTTTGTTATATTTCCACTAAACATACTACGAGTTTCTATGCCATGCTTTTCAAGATATGGAACTAATGTCTTTCTATTATCAAAACCACAACTTAATGGAAAAGCAAACCAGCATATATCTGCATTTGGTGACCATTGAGGTCTGATTAAATCACCAATTCCTGCGAGACCTCTATATAAATAATTAAAATTCTTTTGTCTTAATCTTTTTATTTTATTACTCTTTCGTAATTGCACTCTACCCATCGCAGCCTGAAGTTCTAGTATTTGAAAGTTGTAACCTATTTTGTCGTAGACGAACCGTGGATTGTAGTCCTTCGGGAGGGTTTTGACTTTGTGTGGTTTGTTTGTTTCAAATTGCCTACCCCAGTCTCGGTACTGTCTGACAGCATTAGCCAACTTACTATCGTTAGTAAATACACCACCTCCAACACCCATAGAAACAATATGAGCTGCGTGGAAACTTGTAATTGATATATCCCCAAAAGAGCCAACGGACTTGTCACCGATACGACTGCCCCAACCATCACAATTATCTTCAATGACTTTGACATTATATTTACGAGCCACTTTCATCAGTCTTGGCATATCACAGGGATTGCCCACTGCATGAACGGCTATTATACATTTAACCCGACCTTTACTTTTAATGATTGCTTGCTCTACTTCATCTACATCAAAATTATAAGTACCTACTTTAGCGTCCACCACAACAGGGACAAGATTGCACTGGAAGATAATATTAAATATAGTAGGGAATGTAACGGCCGAGATGATGACTTCAGAACCTTTGGGAAACTCCAGAGCTGCAAGAGCAAGCAACCCAGCACTAGAACCACTATTAGTAATAACTCCATATTTCATACCCAAGAACTTAGCAGATTCTTCTTCCATTTTTCTAGCCTCAGAAGCAGTCTGCCAGTTGCCTGTTTTACGGCTTTTATTAACTGACTTTATAATAGCATTGACTTCAGCTTTACCAATCAATGCACCACCATATCTTAAATCTAGAGCCATTGTTTATTCTCAAGAGTCCAATCAATCGACCTTTTCCAAGATTCTTCAAAATCTTCTGGTGGTTTCCAACCCAAATTCTTTAATCTGTCTCCTGAAAGTGCATAACGCCTATCATGGCCTGGTCGACTTTTGTGAAAATCCTCAAATTTATATTTTAATTCCTTATCTAAAAGACGAGCAGTCATTTGAGCCAATTCAAGATTGTTAAGTTCTGTCTCCCCAACGATATTGTATTGAGATGGAACTAATACGAAGTCTTCAATATAATGCGCTGGTGGTAATTTATTAACTATGTATAGGACAGCATCTGCCGCATTCCTAGCGTGGATATAGAACCTTGAACCTATATCTTCTGGCTTGCCATGTACTGTTACTTCTTCCCCATTGTAAATCTTCCTTAAACATAAAGCAGGAAATTTCTCTGCATCTTGTGTTTGTCCTATTAGGTTCATAGTGTTTGTGATAATGATAGGCACATCATAAGTTCTCCAATAAGAGAATGCTATAGCTTCTTGTGCTGCTTTTGACGCACTATATGGATTAGAAGGACGAATAGGTGAACCTTCTTTAAAATTAATTCCCTTAGGAGCTGGCCCATAAACTTCATCGGTTGAAAACTGTAAAAATAATTTAGGCTTAATCTCTCTTGCTAATTCAAGCATAGTGAGAACAGATTGTACATTCCCTAATACAAAAGGAGCAGGGTCTGTGATTGACCTGTCTACATGTGAATTGGAAGCTATGTTTAATATATAATCTATCTTACCAATTCTCTTTTTAGTTTGTTCTGTAAAAGGAGCTTCCAAATCATGACGAATAATAGTGACTCTATTTTTATCTTGGTCTTTCCATGCATTCTCTACTCTTTCAGGTGTTCCTTTATGTTTCCACGATACAATACAAACTATCTCCCAGTCTGTGTTCATTAATAAATGACGAAGCAAATGAGACCCAAAAAATCCACTAGCTCCTGTTAAAATTACTCTTTTCATATTTTTTGTTTATTATTTTATGCTCTGCTAATTTATCTTTATCTGTTAATATATTAGTCATTTGTCCATCATGAATTCCAATATTGATTCCTATACTATCTAAAATCTTAGGTGGCCCATATTCTTCATAAAGTCTTTTATATAAATCACAATCTAGTAACCAACTCATTCTTTCATCAAAAAATAATGCATTCTTCCTTCTCATGGTTAAAGCAGATGGAGACCCAAGTTTATTATTCCCTTTTATTATATCATCAGTCCAATAAGGATGAGGATTTGTATCTGCTCCTGTAATTAACCAATCATCCATAAATTCAAAGTTATCTACTATATCTTGTAGTGCCCTATCATGTGCAAGCCAATCATCCATATACAATATCTTTACTAAATCTCCTTTTGCTTCTTTGATAGAGGCATTAGTGTTTTCCGCCATCCTGCCTTTTTCTGTTATTACTATTTCATAATCTTGAAATGTCTGAGACCGAATACTATGTAAGGCTCTTTCTAAAAAGAATTCCTTGTTCTTCATTCCATGCGTTGGTATGCAAATTGAAAGTTTAGGCATTTTTTACTCTATTACGAAGTTCACTAGTACTAAAATTGTGTCTTCTTGAAGTATAAATCATTTTTATTGGCAACTCATTTCCTGTAAATACTTTACCTCGATACTCCTCTCCGATAAATCTTACATCTGGTTTAATCATCTGCAACAAATTAAACAAATCTCCTTCAGTATCATATGGTATTATTTCATCTATAAATTTACATCCCTTCAATTGCATAAATCTTTCAAAACTTGTTTGAATTGGCCTATTCTTGCTCGGACGATTTAATGTTGGGTCGGTATGTAAACCTACAATTAGATAGTCACATTGTGCCCGTGCCTCTTCTAGCATGGCTACATGGCCTGTATGAAGTAAATCAAATGCTGATGCTGTGAATCCTTTATTCATCTTTGAAAAATTCTTTATCTTTTAAACCGTGGTCATCTATATAATAATCTGCACTTAATTTTTCTCCTACCCTTAATAAATGATATTTAAGACCCCACATTTCTAATTGATTTTCTGTAAATTTTTTCCAATCAATCCCAGTACTAGCTCCTCTGGCGGTATCGACCAAAATGATATGTCCGTCATCATATAAGGAATTTACCTTTTCTATTCTATTTCTTATAGGAATAGCTAAATTATATTCTTTATGGCCATATTTATTTTTAACTATAGTACACAAAGTTCCATCAAGGTCAAAACAATAGGTCATTCGTTTATATACTCCATTACATTTATAATAGGCGACCAATTAGGAGTAGTGTTTGGTAGTACAGATTTTCTAGCTTCTTTTCTTGCTGGTTTGAATCTTACAGTCTTACCTTCAGCTAATTGAATTAGATTTGTTTTGATTCCACTTCCCATTTTATATTCTCCTTTATCCCAGAAAAATGCTTTGTCCAATCCTATTACTATATCATCAACATGAACATAATCCCTTATTTGCTTTCCATCTCCATAGATAATAACTTCTTCCTTATCTTTAAAAATATCAACCACACTTCTTGGAAGACCAAAGATATTAGAGAAGTAAAGTATAACCGCATTATTATGAAATTTCTTAAGATATTCATTACAAGCCCATTTAGAGAAACCATAAGGAGAAACAGGGTCTATTGAAGCTCCTGTAGAAGCAAATACTATTTTTGCATCAGGATAAGCATGCACAAGACGAACTGTTGTAGCTAGATTTTGTACTGTCCTTACAGGGTCTTTCCAACTATCTTCAACTGGAGCATGAGCAGCTAAATGATAGACTACATCTATATCAGGAGGAAGTTCACAAGTAAGCAAATCTTTACCATCCTTAGTATCTATACCTAAAAGTTCCCATTCACCATCTCCTTTTAAATGGTCATATGTATAAGCAGACAATCTGTTCCAAAGTTTTGTACCTATTTGACCTTTATGACCTGTGATTAAAATTCTACTCATATTGCATTTGCATATTCTTTATAAACTTTACTGGCTTCTATTGCCGTAGAAAAAACTCCAAGAGATTTTAATTTACCATTATCCCAAATTCTCGATTCATATTTACCATTAGGTCTTCTATTTGCTCCAACAACTTTCCCTTTTCTATGTATATGACGATTTTGCTGATTAATCCTATTAGTTGTAATACGGAGATTTATTTTTCTATTATCTAATCCATTTCCATTTATATGGTCTACGATTTTTTTATCGCTCTTCTTTAATCCTAAGATTATACGATGCATATATAATTTCTTTTTAGTTCTAGTAGCATAAAAAGTATCTTTATAATTTTTATGTGCACTCCATTTATGTAATGAAATAATTTCGTAGTCTTCATTGTCTACTTTTGCAAACTTTCCATGATTAAGTGGGATGAGTTTCATAACTTTATCTAATCTTCGCATAAATCACGAATAATGTCAAGTAAATTATAACTATAATCCCATTTGGGATAATCTTTTCTAAATCTTGAAACATCATGCACATCCCAAACTCGGTCACCTCTTCTGTGTTTGTCAATGTATTTTACTATTGCTTTTTTGCCAACTTCGTGTTCTATAGTTTCGATAGCTTCAATAACAGATAGACTTCTTTCTTCACCACCTCCCATATTATAAACTGCTCCTATTTTTGGTTTTTGTATAAATTCATAACAAGCATTTATTAAATCATACGAATGAATTTGGTCTCTAACCTGTTTTCCTTTGAATCCAAAAATATTATATTCTTTTTCTTCTTTTATACATTTAACTAAATATGCTAGAAATCCATGTTCCTGCGCTCCTTTATGTTTCTTACCTGTTATACAGCCACATCTAAAGCAGACCGTTTTCATTCCGAAAAAGTTACCATATTCCTGCACATAAATATCAGCTGCAGTTTTAGAACAACCAAATAAAGAACGATTCCCAGCAAAATCTAATCCTGTATTTTCATCAAATGTTTCAAAGTGGGTAAAACGAGTCCCATTTTCTACTACATGGCGTTCCATATTCTCTCCATAAACTTTATCAGTGGATATATGAACAAAAACTGCACTAGGGCAATACTTGCGAGTAGCTTCTAATAAAATTAGTGTACCTCTTGCATTAACATCAAAATCAGTCAAAGGCTCTTTCTTTGCCCAATCGTGTGATGGTTGAGCGGCTGTATGCAATATTGCATCAAATCCTTTTTCCATATCGAACAAATTATTTACGGCCTTCTCATCTCGTATGTCTATTTCAAATTGAGGTTTACCTTTTTCTACTCCAAAGAAATAGGAACGCATATTATTATCAATTCCAACAACTTCCCAACCTTTCTTTTTAAAGAAATCAACTGCTTCACTACCTGTCATACCTAATGAACCTGTAATTAAAATTTTCATATGACTTCAAAATTATTTGGTAAAGAAATAGTTGTATCATTTGCAAACCATTTTTTAGGTGCTATCACTTTATTATTTCTAGGGTCAAGATAAGAAGCCCAAAAGCTAAATGATGAATTAGCCATAATATGCCCTTCACAACATGCCATATCTTCTAAATCCTGTGTTTCTCCTTTTGGTTCATGAATGGTATATTTCCCTTTAATAAAAGTATCCAAGAAATTTTTACACCACTTCTTATCTTCTTCGTCTTGTTCTACATTTTGTCCATCATGACAAAAAACCCTAAATGTTATATTAGGAAACATTTTAACTGCTCTTTGATAATAATCAGTTTGAGTTAAATCTATATAATAATTATTATTAATATAATCCCCACGCCTTATGTGTAGAGATACTTGACATATATACACATTGTTAACTATATTAAATACATTTCTTAATTCATTTTTATATTTATCAAATGTAGTGTAATCTTGCAAATAGATATCTGGTAATTTTCCTTCTCTAACTTGACTATAAAGAAAAGCAAATTGAAAAAGTCTATTTCCTAATCCTCCCATAAATTGTCTTACATTCTTCATATAGGTAAAGGTGACTTAATTTCTACAAATTCAGGAAATACTTTCGGAAAGTCTTTAACTATTTGAGTCATTAGTTCTATATGGTGAGCCATTGCATCATTTATCATACTCTTTTCTTTAGTTCGATAAAGCCATAAAACTTCAGGAATGGTAGTTATTATATTTCCACGACTTAATAAGTTAAACCACAAATGATAATCTTCATATCCAAAAGTCATTTTAGGGCTATATCCTCCTACTTCTAATAAAGCTTCTCTTTTAATTGCTGAACAATATCCTATCCTATTTCCAGTTTTAAAATCTTCTATTGTAGGATTAGCCATCAGTTTTATAACTGTATTTCTTATACCAAATTCCTTAAATGAAAGTCCTATTATATCTGCTTTAGTTTTTTCTATCTCCTTTTCAATAATTTCTGTGCAGTTCGGGATAAGAATGTCATCAGCATCTAGAGGTAAAATATAGTCTCCTGTTGCATTCATTATTCCTGTATTCCTCGCAGAACTTAAACCTTTATTAACTTGTGAAATAACCTTTACTGGATACTTGCGAGCAATTTCAAGGGAATGGTCTGTACTACCATCATCAACTACAATTACTTCACAAGGAACAATCTGATTCAAAGCAGATTCAATAGCATCTGGCAAATATTCTTGTTGGTTATATGAAGCTATTACAATTGTAATCATTTTTTTAACATTTCCGTTATTGCCTTACCGCCTTCTTTAGAAGTAGTAAACCATTTAGTAACTGTTATTATTTTCGGTTGGTAATGTTGTCCCCAAAGTGGTTCGTAATATTCTTTAATTAAACTATCAGGATAAATGTATGAAGGAGTTAAAACTATTTCAGGTTGATTTTCTGACAAATATTTATTCCATGCACTTTCATCATTCCAAATAGGTACATAGCCCTTATTCATATCTTGTTCAATTATTTTTCTAGTTTCTTTCATTGCTTCTATAAACTTATCAGCTTTTCCTCCTTGGAATCCTCCTGCGAAATACAAAGGCATGAATCTAGGTTTACCTCCATCTGATATTATTTGTCCTGGTCTTTTGATATAAGAAGCTGAAGTAGGGTTAGGTTCATAAGGTGGCCAATACTCTTTTCGTAAAGCATACATGGGATGTAAAGCGGCCATTAATCCTTCTTTAGGTAATATTTCATCTCCCACTATATTTACTATCTTCATATCTATATCGAGATAAAAGACATAATCATAGTCCTTGAGTTTGTGTTCTTCTTGTAGAAATAGATTATATCTTAAAAGAGTAGGATATGGCCATTCAACTGGTTCTGTGGGAATTATATTTATATCCTTCTGCCCTCTTAATTTATTTATAGAATCTGAGATATTTTGTATTTGATTTGAAATAACAATATCATTTATATCTTTACCTCTTTCTTTCCAAGATGCAGATATCTTATGATATACCTCATAAGGATTTTCTGGTATATCAGTCCAAAAGAAGAAATCAGTTTTATGGCCTGGAAGAAAATACTCTTTTGTTCCTTGTACCATTTCAGGTGCATATTGCCAATAAAGTGGATTTAAACATATAAATACTAATGCTACCTTAAATTTCTTATCTAAACTTTTTTGATTAGAGCCACAATAATTTACTAATTCAGAATCTAGTACAATTCTATCAACATTAGACTCTAGTCCTTTTGAATTATAGAAATTATTTGCTAAACGAGTAAAATCTTTTGGATTCAATGTTATTTTTTATCTGATAATTTTTTCTCTTCTTTAGGTTTTATAGCCTCCTGTAATATTTTAGCAGATTCTACACATACTTGGTGTTCTTCTGCTGACAATTTTGCTAAACGAGATGCGTTATATAAATTAGCGAGTGCGTTTTCTAATGTCATATATAAATTATACTACCTTAACTTTTAATTGCAAACGTTTTCGCCTGTTTTCGACCCTTACTTTAGCCTGTTCTGCCGTTTCTCCTGTATATCTCACTCGACTAAAATAATATTCTTCTTTGTTGTGCTTTCTCATTGTTTTATCTCACCATAAACTTACTTGTTATTTTCTCATATTCTTCTAAATGTTTGGGACAAAGAGCAAAAGATTGACCTCCTAAATGAACATGAAATTGAATAGTTAAAAGTGATTTTCCACATTTATAGCAACAGGTTTTAAATTGTTTATATTTCTTACTCATTATTTCTTATATTTATTGATAATATCTTGTAAAGTTTTGTTTTTAGTCATATCTCGTACCAAAGAGGCGACCTTTTTTGTGTAAAGTTTAATGTTTTCATCAGAATGTGGAATTTGAGTAAAAACTTTCAATTCGTTTTCTAAAATTTCTTCTGTAATATCTTCAACTTTCATCCCCTCAATTTCTCTTATAAGCTGGGTTTGTTGAGAGGAGAGGAGGGAACGAACTTTTGTCTTAATTTTTTCACAATATATTTTTATTTGAATATCAGTTCCTTTTACACATTCGGCAAATAATATACCAAACTCTTTCTCCCAATCTTCCTCTTTGTTTACAGTGGGAGAGGAGACAATAAGCTTGCTACAATTTTCACAGAATAATTCTCCATTAAGTTGTATAAGAGGCTGTTCACAACACTTTGATAATTCTTTTGTATTATTGATTTTAGACATGGTTATTTTGATTTGATAAATTTAATAAATTCTTTGAAATGTTTAGGTGAAATCCACCCACATGCTCGACACTCATCTACATCAAATCCGTGCTTATCGCCAATTTTTTCCCATGCTTGCCATTCATCGCTCTGAATTACAGTAGCCCAGAAAGAATTATGAATGCCATCAGAGCAATGATATGCAAAATGTTCTTTATCCCAACCATGTTTTTTCTTTGCCATATAATTACTTCTTATCTACTAAAATTTAATAATAATATCCCAAAATAGCCACATGAAACTCACGACGGGTTTCCACCTAAAATTTATTGATATTGACGGCAATATTTCTATATATCTTTTATTAAATGTATTTTCAAATGTTATCTTTTTCTTCTTCATATAATTTTACCACCTATTATTTTAATAATCCATTTATAATTAACGTCAAAAGTAAAATAAACAAAACTCCTGTAATTATTTTAACCCATGCCCAGAAAATTATTGTTCTTTCCATTTTCTCTATAAATTTATCTTTTTCCATATATTCATTTACCACCTATTATTTTAATAAATCATAACATACATCACATTCTAATTCTGGGTGAAAATAGGCAGCGTGGCGTTCACAAAATCTGTTATATTTAGCTGGATATACCCATTTACCTTGATGGTATATCGGTTCGCCCCTTATATATTTTTTATATAACCCATCAATAAGTTTTCTCATATTTCATTTACCACCATTTAAGGTTGGTGAACCTTTTTTGTTATTAAAGTTCTTCTATTTTTCCATCAGACCATTCTATGCGAGTGCCGTAATCGGGGTGTGCGTAAATATGCACTTTTTTCAAATCTTCTAATTTATCCCACCAAACACAACTTCCACTTCCTACACACCATCTTTGAGCAACCCTACCGTCAGTAAATACGCATATTTCAAATTGAACTTGGTCTGGCTCATTATAGGAATCTTTTTCTATCTCTGGTTTTAATGCTTTCGCTTTTGTCCTAAATACTATTGCTGTTTTCATATAATCTATTCTTTGGTTAATAAATCTCTTATATCTAATAATACTTTTAATTGAATAAATTGTGTAATTGCTATTTGATGATATATATTATCTTTTACTTTCCGAGTTTCTTCTTCAAATTCTTTCAAAACTTCTTGTTGTGTTCTCATATATTATTCTTTGGTTAATAATTTATATTCATAAGTTGCTGAAAAAATATCATCACTATTATTTAAACCAGTTATCCTTCTTTGAACATACTCAAACCAAACATATATTTCATCATCAATTTTTACAGGATACCAAGCAAAATATTTATACCATTCTTTTTTTCTTTTTTTTCTTAACCACGCACTTGCTGTTATAAATTTCATATATCTTTCCCCATTATTTTACAGCTAGGGGAGCTGGGGGTAATCTTTTAATTCTAGGAACAAGGATATTTTTAATGTCTTTATCTTCTGTAAGGCGGAATCCACGAGAGTAGGTAAAGTTGTCTTCGCTATTTACTCTTTCAATGATTTCTTCTTTAGAGAAAATGCCGTACTTTGGTTTAAATTCTGTTTTAAGGGGTTGTATTGTTTGCATTACATTTTACGATATTCTTCCAATAATTCTAAATAGAAATCCATTGCTTTCACAGTTACTTGTCTATCTTTTTTTAACTGCTCCATGTACTCTGCTCCTTCTTCTTGCCACATTCTTAGATAAAAGTCTGCTCCCATTCCGCCTTTGTTTATGTTGCAACTGTAACACTGCGGACGTAAAATCCGTAAATCGTACTTCAAGTAAGCCCCCAGGCTCGCCTTTGGCCACATATGGCCCGTATGCCAGTTCAACCCCTCTAGGTTCAATTTGTTGCACGTATAACATACATTTCCATATTTTGCCCTGATTATTCTTCGACAATGTTCCCATATTTTTCTTTGTATTAAGCTAATAGATTGTTTAGACTTTTTTTTTTAATGGAGTTCTTTTCATTTGTATACGATATGAGGCACATCATTTATAATTTCTACTGTTCTTCGTATTTCTTTAGGAGGATTAAAGGCATATCTAGCGAGTCTTGGTGCAAATTTTCCTTTGTAATAATCTACTCTTATTTTACCACTTTCCTCTAACTCTCTCAACACTCTTCCGCATGTCTCAGGACTGTAGCCCGCCTCGTCTGATACTAAATATAACTGTACTTTTTTTATCCATTCTCCTGCGTGTTTTTTAAGATAATCTAAAAGTATCTTTTCCATGTTATTTTAAAGGTTTAGCCCAAGGTATATTTTCTGGTGTTTCACAATTACAAGGTCTAAAAAATATTTTAATTCCTTGACATTCAATACAATTTTTACAATTACCATTATTTCCTGGCATTGCACTATGATGACATCTACAAGCACAAACTTCTTTATCTTCACATTTTGTTTTATTTTTCATGTTAATATATTAGTCTAAATGTTCTTGACTTCAAACTATTTAATAATTCTTTCGTGGCGAGCAAATATCTTTTAAGGGTTATTTCTCGTAAACCCAATTCTCTACTTTGCCATGCTCTTTTTATTGATATATCGGTAACTGATTTATCATTTTCGTATACACTAAAAAATTTAGCTTTCTCTTTTTCAACTTCTGCAAGTTCTAATTGCATTTCTGCATAAAGTGAGGACATTTGGTCAGCGTATGCCTCTAATTCCTCTTTAGAGAGGTCTTTTTCTTTAACTGCTACAATTAGTTCTGTGAGTGTCATTTTTTATGAATTAAAAGCTTGAAAATCTTTATCCTCTGCATCCCAATTCTCCCAACACCACGCTCGCCACTTTTTGATAGATTGTTCTAGAGTGTCCAACACAGTTTCATCCCGATATTCCGCAATTGCCAAATCTACTGCCATTCGCATAGTACTAGCTATTTTTATACTGTTTTCCTTGTTTTCTTGGCTTTTTGTAATTCCAGTTTGTTTGTAATCTATAACCTCCTTTGCTTGTGCCGTTTTAAAGCCCTGTGAGGCTCGTGGTGCAGAGTTTGTGCCAAAATCAATGTTCCAGTACTGTCCCTCCATAGTCATTTTACCGCTCAATATAGAGCCTTCTGTAAGGTTAGCGAAGTCAGGTGCATTTGACCAAATATTTACTTTACGAATCTCACCATTTACTTCAACCTCACACATCTTGTAAGGCTTGGCATTCTTAGTGGTCTTACTCGTTATCTTTACTATTTTTATGTTTTCCATTTTATTTAATAATTATTAGTAATAAGGCTGAAATAAACATGACTAAAGCGAATAGTTGGCGATGTTGGTATTCTATATTCTTAACTTTCATATCATTAAATTGTTTTGTTTTCATAAATTTATTTCATCTATTTTAATATCTCCTAAAATATACTTCATAACATTATCCGACCAACTAGGTGATTTATTTTGTCCTGACACACGGTATCCACATTCCTTGAACATTTCTTCTTCTTCTTCAGTTAAGATTATTCTGCCAAACTTCATACCACTTTTACTTTGTTCTGTTAAAAAATATGACATAAATTTAATCTTCTTGACAACTACATCTAATAATTACATCATAACTTTCATTCGGTTCTGCCCATTCTGTCTTTTCTGTCTTTTCTATAAATCCAGTATCGTGACAAAATTCACACTCTTTAATTACTGTAACTTTTGCTTTCAAAAGACGATTCTCACGAAAGCACTCACTACAATCTGAATGAAAACTTTGATGAAAATTCTCATGTTCTTTTTCGGTATCTTCTATTTTTTTTTCTTTGAATTGGTCTGACATATTTGCTCTTCTCTATGACCCCTGTTTTAAATTTTCCTTATTGTAAACAGGGGATAGAGTATTTAGTTGATAAACATTTTCGATAATCTTTTGACTCATAGAGTCTAGGTTATCTGGGGACTTGCTTGTGGGTGGTTTGTAGTAAAGATTTCTCTAACCACTTACTCCCTTGCTTATCCTTATTATCAGTATATTCCTATATCATACGCTTGTCAATATAATATGTTAATAACTTTTCAATATGATACATTATCGAGCGTCTGTCAATGTTGCACCCTTTCTAACCTTAGACATCATTTGACTTATCTCTTTCTTAGATTTTCCTTTCTTACGAATAGCCCAACTCTTTTTAGCCATTTCTGATGGTGTGAGTATTTTTTTCATATTTTTTTTTCTTAATTGGTATTGTTCCTTTTTTAGTCTTTTTGCCTAGAAGTCTGTGGTGATTTTCTTTTACTAGTTGTATACACGAACTTTTACTTCCATGACACAATAACCGACCTTTTAGTTTTATTTCTCTTTTAATATTTTTCATTAGTTTTTCAAATTCAAAAATGGGACTGCACCATTAGGTGTAATGGATGTAGGTAAAACTCCATTCCATTTCTGCAATTTGCTTTATAATTTACATAATCAAACATTCCCATACCCTAACAATATCACAATACTTAAAGTTCCGCAAGTGCATAACTTTATCCCCCTATTGCATTTCTTTTTGTATCTGGGGAGAAGTTATTTAATTGTTAACCATTCATTATATTTTTTTCCTGTAAAGTCATATTTATAGTCGCAAAATTCACAAGTATAAGTAATTACAATTTTGTTAGCATATTCGGGAACATTTGGATACCACCAAGTTTTACGATAAGTATGTCGCCCAAATAGATGTATTATTTTCCCCCACAAAATAATTAAATTATATGTAAGCCAATTCATTTCTTATATTATATCATACAACTTACCCTTTGTATCTGGGGGATTTGCCTTTTTTATTTTAGACAACTTCTCCCCTTTTACCTCTGAAGTAACTCTTTTTAAAAATATTAAGTTTATTCTTTTCTCTAATTCGTTTATTACCGCTAATAAGCCGACCTGTAGAGTATGATTACTCCGATACATATCAGATGGCTAGGCAAGAGGGGCGAACTTGTTTTCCTAGCTTTCGCATATATACCTGAATAATCATTTCTTAAAGTGTATTAGGGGAAGTTCCTGCGTGTGGAGCATTTGCTAAGAATTACATGAGCCATAGATATCATACCTCTCATGACTTACCCTAACCTCCCCCTAATACACTTTAATGATTTCAAAGATTAGTTTATACAGCGTAACCTTAAAGCTGTTCCAAAAGAATTAAAAATGGACAGCAAAAAATCGCCCCCTAATTAAATAGGTTGGCGACTTCTTGTTTTCTATGTTGAATAGAACAACCATACACTAACATATCTCCAACAATTTGGCAAGATACTGAATATAGAGTTGTTCTATTTCTATTCAACATACTTTCATTATACCACTTCTAAAAATAAAGCAATACCATTTTGTGGTCTAATATGTGGATAACTTAATACCTCTCCCCTCACGACCTAATTGACCTATGTTAGAATAGTGTTATGACTAAACAACAATTTTTTAAGCAGTTGAAGGCGTTATTAAAATGGCGAGCAACTTCCAAAAGCGTTCCTTGTCGCTGTAGCGATTGTCACGCAAAAAGACAAAGCCATCCAGATACTCCTGCAAGTATTTCTTAGAAACCACTTTGTGAGTGCCTGTGATACTTCGCTTGATATGTGACCAAAATCCTTCAATGCTGTTAGCGTGGACATCACCACGAACATACTCACCTCGTCCGTGGTCTACTGCGTGGCGATTGAAACCTACTGCAACTTTATCGAGGCGGTTTGTTTTATCCGTCATAAGGCGTGTTCCTTGCGGGTCTATCATTTCATTGAGAAAGTCGCCGTGGGTCTTTGCTTTTGCGTCTGGCACTATAAGTAAACGAGCATTACCGCCTCGCTGAACCGCACCCATTACCACGCTCTTTGCTTTCATAGCGTCTGAAAGGTTTTCGTTGTTCTTTCCTGCATTCTTCCTACCACCAAAATATGCGGTATCCATTTCAACATCACCCGACAATTTTCCGTCTTGTTCTAGTGCCTTTCGGATACGGTGCAAGATACGCCAAGCGGTCTTGTAAGTGACTTCCAGCTGTCGCTCAAGTTCCTTTGCAGATATGCCACTCTTTGCGTTTGAGAATATGAGAATGGCTTTGAACCATAGCGTGAGAGGCGTGTCACTCTTGTGAAATAGCGTGTTAGAGGCAGGTGCTATTTGAAAACGGCACTTACTGCATTGATACTGCCTACGCCCTGCCTTGAGCGAATATGAGCCACCACAAGAGCATTTACGGCTATGCTGTGCGTCAAAAATAAACTCCAAACAGTCCTCATCGGTTGTGAAGTCCTTTTCTAACGATTTTATGCCGTAGCGGTTTTCTCTTTTTTTAGTCATATTATTTTGTGAAGAGTTTTTCAACTCCTTGCTTACTACCTGTTTCTTTTGTAAGAGAATTATTGACCGTCTTTTGCCAAATACAGTTCCAACCTTCAGGTGCGTTATATTCTGAAACAAACACCTTATGCCCTTTTGCTACCTGTTCGTCACACCATTTCCAAAAAGCAGAGTGGTCAAAATAGTCCTTGTATTTTGTTGTTCCTGCGTATGGGGGGTCACAATAGATAATACTGTTATCGGGAATATACATATCTTTGTAATCGCCGTGAGTAAATACTACTCCGCTAATATCTTGTTTCAATAGGTTTTTCTTGCTTTCCAAGCAGTAATTTCTTGGCTGACCATTATTTGCATTTCCTCGTGCATATCCACCGAACCATTTGCCAGAATAAGAGCAACCAATACCAACGAAACCAATCAAAGCACTTTCAATCCCAGTGCAATAAATATCGCTCTTGCTCATTAACTGCTTATACTCTTGCTCTGAAACACTATCAGGTGGAACCCAGCCGTTTTGAACCGCCTTAAACATTTCAATCAAATGAACATTTATATCATTTCCATATTTACCGACCTTTGCTTTGATGTGGTCTATCATATTAGCCCCCCCAACAAACGGCTCAACCCAGTTTTGACGAGTTGTAAGAGCCATAGGAAATGACTCCATAATTGCCTCTAATATCTCATCGGCGTGTTTCGCCTTACTTCCCATATATTTCATATACTTTTTATAATTAACTACTAATACAAGAAGTATATACCTATGTGATTAGGTTGTCAAGGGATACCTATTGATAACTTGTTAAAAAGAAAGAGGGCAACCCGAAAGTCGTCCTCTGCCTGAAATTATCAGGGCTTAGATTTCCACTCACTCTCCTTGCGTGGTGGTATTGTTGGTAAGGTTTTGATTACTTCACTTACGAAGTAACGATGACTGCATAGCCGACTACAAAAGTAGCGACCATCACGAATTACTGCACCTCCTCCATACAATTTTTCAGTAGGAAAAGGTTTCTCACAATGGAAACATTGTGTTAATTCCATATTCACCCCCTTTCTTTAGAATTTTCGATGACAGTAACAGTAACGCTTTTCTCCTGCTATCGTAATTGTGTGAATGGCTATGAGGTTATCAAGCCGTATACAACCGATAGTAGAGAGAGCGTATTCACTATGTCGTGGAAATTTCTTAGGAAAGACGATGCGTGGAACTGTAACTTTCGGGACAGACATGATTTGTCTTTTGTAGTTGAACTGCCACATATTATCTCCTTTGGTTAAATGTGCTTGTGGGGAAAGGTTGGTTAATTTTTAAAAAGTTTTTATTGAACTAAAACTACAATTTGTATCAAGTGGTGAATATGTACTTAGTGTTGTTTCATTTGCAGGATATAGCATGCCACCATGTGTTAAAGCACCTTGACTTCCTCCACACCAATTTTCATAAGGTCTATACCAATTATATTGTCTATAAGCTGGTTGGATATATTCAATTTGTTTAACAATAGTAGTTGATTTATTGTCTGATAATTTCTCTACTAATTCTCTTAGGAATTTTATTTCTTCTTCAAGACTTTTTACATCTCGTTCTGTTTTTTCTTCTTCTGATAAAAGAATTTCTTTTGCTTCTGCTGGAGTAATAATTTTATTAGACACCAATTCAGTAAGTTCTGAAGGTGTTGGCAACTTACTCAATCGCCATTTTAATGATTTCGTCATGTTATTTTTACCCTTCCCCCATAAACACATTTAACTATTTGGTTTTCAATGAACAACCTTCATAAGAGGAACGTTGTGCCGACATCAGTAAAACGTTCCCCCAAGAAAATTACTTATTATACCAAGACAAGAATAATTCCAATACTCCTTTAACTCCTGCACGAATAGCACCACCTAGTACGCCCAATACTGCTCCACTTTCAATAGTTTGAGCATTTATATTGTCTATATTTGCTACTACTACCATTGCAAAAGCTACAAAAAATGTGATTAAGAAACTTTTTAAATGTTCGTTCATTGTATTTTTATCTTCTACTTCTAAATCTTCGACCTTTAAATCTTGAAAATCTATCTCCTCATATACTCTATTCGGTTGGAATTCTGATTGCCAAGTCATATTATTTATCCTTTATCATCAATATTACACCAATGGCAACCAACAATAATATTATAACGCTCAGTTCAAATTCTATCATTTTATCCAATAGCAAGGACTAGGTTTAGAACTATCAATATCGACATGCAAGTGTCCGTCTCCATAGAAGCCAAAACGCTTAAATCCCGCTTGTATTAACCCTAATAGTATTTTACCACCTACAACGCTATCCGCAACCGCTAAATCCACTGCAAGTCCATTTAAGTGGCTAGAGTCAGGTACTCCACCTACTAATTCGTTTTGTGAGGGGCTACGAAGCCCGCTAGTGATTTAAAATGGCACACCTGCCAAATCCCTTGCTTTATCTAAAAGTGCCACTAATTCGGGCTTTAAACCGATAATTTCACTTGGCTTAAAATATTTATATGTTGGGACAGGTTGTGGTGCAGACATATTACGAAAGTTGCATATCTTATCCCAGTGAGGTGCTAATGTCATTATTGCCACTTCTCTATTTGTATCTATAAATTTATCTACTGATAGATCGGAATCATGTAAATAAGTGTCCATATTATCGTAAATATTTTCTCCACATTTTTTTGCTTTAAAGAAAAAGGCATGAAAAAGTTCGTGGTTAATAACTTTACCACCATCATCGCCTCTGAATGTTTGTATAAATTCTGTATCAGGATAGATAGGGTCTTGTCCTGTTATATTTGTAGAACTAACTCGTATTCCGTTTAGGTCATTACCATAAACAAAAGCAATACAGTTATATTTTCCCTCTGGTACTATTTTTCTAACTTTATCTAAAATATCTTTTCCACAGATTACTCCCTTAAAAGTTGCATTTGAAACTTCTTGTGTAGTAACATCAAAATTAGTTTCAATAGTTTCTATTTGTATTTTTATAGGAGTGTACAGTGCAAACCAATCTAAATATTTTTGTACATTTAGTTTTCCACTATATCTATTCTTAATGATAAGAAGTTTGTAAGTCATTTTATTTTAGCTTTTATATAAGATATGTCGTTTTGCATTACTGCAATGTTTGTTTTTATTTCGTTGATACTTTCTACAATAGTTTGTAGTTTATTTATATCGCCCTCTGCTTCTATTAGACGACTATTGAAAGTTGTCCAAGTTGTTATAAGACTTACTATGAAGAGTAATATTATCCAGTTATCTTTTATTTGTTTGAGAGTGTGTTCCATTATACTTGGTTATCTAATAATTTTTGGTTCAAGACCTCTATTTCTGCTTGTCTTGCATCTATTTCGTCTTTCAATATTTGTTTCCTTTCTTTTAGGAAATTATCATTCTTATTCGACCATTTTTCTGCTAACTTCCCCAAGACATTTAACACACCAATTGGTAAATTTTCTATTCCTACTGCTTCTATATATTTTTTGATTAAGTCCATATATTTATTGTTATTAAATTCCAACCCACGCACCTCCGTTATAAAACACAACTGCTCTAGCACTTCCCCCTCCTACAGGCGCTACGCCCTTTGCAGTTACTACTGTACCGTCAGTTATATAAACCATAGCTCCCTCTAATCCTCCTGGTAGTGTCGCAACTGTATAATTTTTTAATCTTAATATAGTCTCAGCAAGTATGGGACTATAAAAGACAAAACTTGCAGTATCTCCATCGGTATGAAAGTTAATATCAGTTCCTTCTCCAGAGTTGTTAATCCAATAAACATCTGGTGAATTTGTTCCAAAAGTCAATGAACTTACATTCGTAACAAAATCTCCTCCTGTTATATTGAAATCAGTCCCTGATGTTAGATTCAATACATCAGAAGTCGAGAGTGTGAAATCACCATTACTTTTGTTTATTTCAGCATCAGTCCAAGTGAATGCTCCTCCATTTACATCCATGTCTATCCTTTCGCTTGTGTTTATGACCAATCTGTTACTTGTTCCGTTGAAGTTTATCGAGTTACCCGTGTTGACTATACCCGTCAATAAATCAGTCTTCATTTTTGTAGAAGTGAGAGTATCAACAGAGAAGGTGAAGTCAGAGTCATCTTGTAATAGCCCAGCAGTACCAGCAAACGGAACACGACCAGCTGTCAAAGAGCCGAGAGTTACTGCTCCTGATGTAGTGATAGGATAGGCAGTACCAGAGGCTCGGAGACCAAGATTGCTCAACACAACACCTAGGTCAGTAGTAGCACCCACTTGTACGATAGGAGTCGCATTAAAGAATCCAAGTTTTTGAGTTGTTGCTGTACCTATTTTCGTTCCAGTTGTAGTATCTGTAGCTATATTCTGTGCTGATAAAGTAAGAAGTCCATTTATTGTTACTGGGTCTGAAAATGTGAAACCTGCACCACTTCCAACTGCATTAAATGTAACTCCACCAGTAGAACCTACTGTAGTTGAAAAGTAGTTTGAGGCATCATAACCAACTCTTAACTGTTCTGTTGTTGACTTCAAATGGAGAAGAGCTGCCGCTGAGAATAGCGCATTAGTTCCACTTGGAGTTATACCGACTTTTCCATCACTAGATATATTAAATCCAGCATCAACAACACCATAGTGTAAATTCGAGTTTGTTGTAAATCCAATAGTGAATCTATTGTCACCATAACCTCTACGACCAATAACCCAACGATTAAATTGAGCTGTATTAGCTCCGTTTATCTCCAACATGTCTAGTAGGGCGTTGTTCACTGAAGAATCAGATGTGTGTGCGATACCAATATAGTTACGACTATCAGAACCATAAGCAGAACCAGCATAAATAACTGGGTGGTGAGTTGAATTTGAATAAGGATAATATGTATCTAGGTTGAGTGAGAATGAACCTGTGGAGATTATTCCTGCATAACCAGTATTTCCAGCATTTACACTCAATCTTCTTGATTGTCCTGTTCCGCTTATTGTTGAACCTATAACACCAACACCAGTAAATGTTCCATTAACTCCTGAAACATTACCGCCAAATGTTCCGTTCCCCCCAACTGTGGCATTACCATCAAAATCCAATGATTTTGTCGAAATCAAATCTCCATTAGTTCTATCAACATAAATATTTGCCTTAAAATAATCATAAGGACTTGATGGCGTAACTACCATCGGGTCTGCATAAGTATAATACTGTCCACTAACAGAATCATAACCTGAATCGACATCTCCAATTAAAATAGAAGTATATGTTGTGTCAATATAATTTAAGCCAGGGTCGCCCCAATATGGGTCATATGCAACAACTCTGTAACCATCTGCACCTGTTACAGCATCCCAAGTTGTATCCATTTTGAAATTATCTCCGCTTGACGGTGCGAAACCAGATTGTACAAGCGGATTAGCGGAAAACATTTTTATTCCATCAGGAGCAAATTTAAAGGAATAAATATCAAAAGCGTATTCTACACCATCGGCAGGATATAAATACGACGGGTCTTGAGTAAAACCAACACCAACACTTGAAGTTGTAACATCTGCAATAGTGTCATCTGCCGTAGTATGTAAATCAAAAATTCCTCGATGTGTAGTAGGGTTTGTTATATCAACTATACCCAACTCTCCATCGTCATTAAAGTGAGCAGTTCCGTCTACTCCAAAAATTCCATTATAACCAACAATGGTTGTCGCTTGAGCTTCATTTACACCAGAGAGATTCTTACTATTTCCATCTATATCAGAAGTCCATGGGGTTTGAGAGCCACCTGGAGAAAAAGTAATATCTACTTGTTTTGTATTTTTATTATCTGTTTTGGTTATAGAACCAAGTAAATTAATATCTGCATATCTTGAAGACATTACAGAAGAATTAATCATTATTCTTTGATTCTGAGAACCTCCACCTCTTGATAAGGCTTCTATTTTATATTCTTGGATAAGTTTCTTTAGATTTTCAACTGCTTGTTTATTATCTTCTTTTATACCTTGTATATCTGAATTGAATCCCACAATATCAGATTCCATATTAGTTATGGTTAAAGTTAGATTTCGTTCTAAAGAATTTATTTCAGATAGATATTTTTTTTTTATATCATCAATAGTATTTTTATCTGGCAAGTTTTCTAACTTAGAAAGAATATCTTTACGAAGACTACCTAAATCATTGTAAATAGTTTGTATTGCATTTGAATAATCTTTAGGTTGAGTTATTTCAGGTAAAACTGGTATTTTATTTTCCAATGCTTTAATATCTTCAGATAAGTTTTCAGCCAAAAGTTTCGCCTCTTTACTTGGGTCGAGTTTAGCTAACAGGTTTCTTAATTTTTTTTTATTCTTTGAGAGCATCTTGGATAGTTTTCTTCAAAGTGTCAATTTCTCTTTGATTGTCCTCTTTAAGTTCCTTTCTTATCTGGTCTAGTTTTTCACTAAAGGACTTTTCCATTTCAGATATTTTTTCTGCCATAGGGTCTGGCTGTGGTTCTTTTTCTTCTTGGGGTGCAGGTTCTTCATTCTGTGGCTGTTCCTCTTGTTGTGGAGCAGTTTCAGGCGCTGTAGGGGCTTTTACAGGTTGTTTTGACTGTCCTTGGGACATCATTTGTTGTTGGAGAAAGGTAGCAATACCTAGAGAGGCTTTTGCATCTTCTGGGGTCATATCGTTATCTTGTTCTACTTGACTTTCATTTGGATTCATAGTATACTTGTTATATGTTATGGATAATATTGATTGTTTGTATTGTTATATATTCAGCTCTTAAAACAGCTGCGTAATTACTTTATAATACCTATCCCAGCTCCAAATCCAGCGGCTTTAACGCCCATCTCTGCTGTTTTATTTATAAGTGGATTATTCTGTTTAAATCTTCCTATTATTGAGCCAGATTCTTTTTCAGCAGCGGTTTTAAGTTCATCTAATGCTCTATACAAATTCCACTGAGAACGCATACCTGCCTTAACATCTGTATTCTGAGCCTTTTCAATTAAGTAATTATATAAAGTATCACGAACAACTTTGTTTACATCGTCCAAGGCACTTATTTTGTCAGAACCGAATGCTTGCTTACCTCTAGCATTTTCGTAAGCATCATCTAATGTTTTTCTTAATTTTAAAACTCCTTTAAGAGTTCCAGGTAAATCTTTAAAAGCATTCTTAAAAACTCGCATATAATTTATTATCACTGGGTCTGATGTTTGGAGTAATAAACTTTTATTAGGTAATTCATTCACTGCTTTTTGCACTCTACTAGTTACTTCTCTTTTGGGAACTACAACTTTCTCATTTTCTAATGAACTTTCTAGAGCCTGCCCTCTTTTTGCAATTTCTTCTTTGGTAACTTGATATTTTGAAAGTTTTGTAGCTTTAGGGTCATAGCCAGGAACTTTAGATAATTCTTTTCCTGCTTCTATTTCTAATTCATTTGATTTTACACTTCTACCTTTCAAAACCCCCCCTTCTTCAACCCTTCCTAATAGTTTTCCTTTTTGTGTTGGTGTGGATGTTTCATAGTTAGGTGTAGCATCTCTAATAGCGGATGATTCAATATCAGCTGGAGTAGTAGGTTTCATTCCTGGAACTTTATTTTTTACATTTGAAACAGTATCTGTAACTGCTGTTCTTCCTCTTGCGGCAATATCAGTTACACCAGTTTTTAGATTGCTTGTCATTTCATTAACTTTTGGAACTCCTCCTTTGAATCCAGCAATAGTTCCTGCGGTAGTATTCAAGTTCGCTAATGCTTCTACACCAGATGAAGTCGCCTCTCCTGCTGGGGACGTGGCAAATTTTTGGTAAGAAGGATTATTGTTTATCGGATTATTTTTATCTATAAACTCTATTGCTTTACTTGTTGGTTTTCCGAATAGCGGTGCTGTGATGGGGGAAGTAACAGCTGCTATTGTTCCTCCTAGAAGGTTCAAACTTCCTCCAAACAAGTCTCCTACATTTTTAGCGTTCTTAGCTTTTTCATACCCTTGTTTGGCTTGGTCTACTCCTCCCTTGAATTGTTCTGTTATAGTATCAGCAGCATAATCACCTATTTTATTTGTTACACCAAAATATCCTCCACCTTCTTGACTCAACATACCTGGTTTTTGAGTCTGTTGCTGAGCAAATTGACCAACTGCTTGTGCTCCATACATTTTTCTAAATTGTTCTGCCGATATTGTTTTCATATTATTCTACTTGGGTAAATGTTCCATCACTATTCTGCGACCAAAATGTTCCATCAGGCATTTGTTGGAGTCCTACGTCAGTAGGTTGCCCCCCTTTTAGGACATAATCAAGTTTAGCGAAATTATTTATCTTATCTAACTCTGCCTTGAATTGTCCTTCACTTGCTTTATAACCTGTTACACTTCCATTTTTGTCTTTTATTGCATAAGTACCTAACTTAGTGGCTGCATTAGCAAGAACCTGAAGTTCATTATCTGAAAGTGCTCCAAATGTAGCCCCTTGAGCCTTGGATTGAATCAGTTTATCCAAGTTCAATTGTGAACGTAGTTGCTCAACCCCTGCAATAAAGTCAGTTTTACCACCTGTTGCAAAATTACTAAATGAAATACGAGCCAGTGGATTAGGCCCTACTGCGGTTGAAAGATAAGAATTGGAAGATAGGCTATTTATCAAATCCACGTTCCCTTTTGCAACTGCTTGTTGTAGTGGAGCACTTACTTTTCCTACATTTCCTGAAGTTACATCCTGTTTTAGTTTTTGTCCTGTAAGTTGTGAATTGGCTAATTGAGATTTCTTTAGTTGCAAGTCAAGTTTATCCATTTCACTCATTGGGGGAATATAAGACGCTAATTTTTGTAATCCACCAGAAGCAAGTCCTAGAGACTTTTCTACTAGAGGTATTGAACTTGGGTCTTGTTGTAGAGCTTGATAAAGTCCAGCATAACCTACCGCTTTGATAACATTATTATACCCTTCTCGTGCATTAGACACAGCTCTTTCTTTAAACTCAGCTACCTTAAAGGCGAAGTTCATTTTTGTATCAAACTCTTGCTGTGCCATTTGTCTATCTTGTACTGATAGGTTCATCATGGTGTTGAGTTGTGTCATGGCACTATCTCTACTTTCCAATAAGTAATTATAGTTTTTTACAAGAGATTTGTTGCGTGCATTTGCCAGCGCCATAACCTGTGAATCGGTGCCGAATCCAGAGACTGCCTGAATTTCACTTCGTATGTCATCTTCTGTTCCTTCGATGATTCTTTTAGAGTTCAACAACTCTTCATTCATTGAGTTTATACCCAATGATTTTTCCATTGATTTATATTCCTGAAGTAGACTTTGCTTTTGTTTTGGTGGTGAGAAGTAGTCATCAAACTGAGAGAAGATACTATCAAATGTTGTGTCGGTATCTACTATCCCTGTTAAAGGAGAAGGTGCCGTTTGGGTGTTAGTAACAGTACTAGCTATTTGACCTGCCGCACCTCCTTGTGTTGCGGAGGCTGGTACCCCACTAGCATTGGTTTGAGCTAATCCTTGTTTAAACTTTTGTCCTTGAGTAAAGGTGTTACCCATTGCATCCGTGGTAGTTGCCCCAGGGGCTAACTGGAGTCCTGTTTTAGTATCAAAGTTTGTTATACCTGCCGATACATCTTGCGCACTAGGAGGAGTCAAGGAGCCTGGAAGTCCTGCTCCTGCCTGTACTGTAGTAGGAGAAGGTTGTTTTGTATCTATTGGTGTATTCCCTACTTGAACACCATTTTGAAAATTTGTTCCAGTTTTTTTTACTCCATTTACATCTACATATTCTCCTTTGTCAGGATTCACATAATTTGCACTACCTGGTTTATTTAAGGATTTCAAATAAGCATCATACTCCTTACTTGGTGTTCCTGTTGTTGCACCTGTAGCTGCGTTGTATGCGGGTGCCTTTGAAGAACCCGATGATACAGGAGAACTTGCTGGAGCCAAAGAGATAGGTTTTCCTACAGGAGTCCCTTTGCTGTCCACATTATATGTATTCCCGTTAAATGTTGATGTTGCCATATATTTTTATGCTACTACACTTCCTACTCCATTACACCAGTTCGACCCATTAAATCTCATTGGTATATTTGTATCAGTTGCGAAATAAAATTGTCCCAAAGTTGCAACAGAAGCATTAGGTCTATTTGCTACTGTTCCATTAAGATTAACATATTTTCGACTAACTACCGCAAGTACATCAAGAGGTGTGTCTGTTAATTTTCTTGTAATAAAAGCTGTTGAATCAAGAAAATTTGGAAGAATCTTTTTGATTCGCTCATCTATTTTTTTGTTTAATTCAATTTCTTTATCCATTTTATTTACCACCTATTGTGTAATCAATTTCAATCTTATTAATAACATGGTTGGTGTTTCCCTCATTGGTTATAGCAACTCCTAATGCATAAGTTGGAGCACAATCTGGTGTATACCAAGCAAAATCTTCTCCTGAAGTTAAATTACTTCCAGCAGTAAATGTCATACTTCCTCCACTGATTGCTCCACCTGATGAACCTATTAAATCTATCAAGAATGAATTTCCATTTACCCAAGGTTCACCATAAATTCGTGCTTCTTTAATGGTAATTTTTTTAGAAAATAACTGTGTTTGAGTTTGATAAATAGCTCCTACAAAGGGTGAACCTGAAGGAACTGAACTTGAAGGGGAGGGATTCCATTTATATAATCTATATGCACTCGTAGAATCAGATATCTCAAAGGAAGAAAAATATACTTTTGAACTTCCGAAAATATTATTAGTGTAATTATTAGATGATGCTCCTAAACCAAAGTTAGATACTGGCAACATGAAGGGTGTAGCGATAATATCTGTTTCAGGTGCAGTTGCATTGTAGAAAAATACATCCCAATAACCAGGATACCCAACTTGAAAGTCAATATTGCCCCAATAAAGTATGTCAGCTTCAAGAACTCCATCAAAGTAGAGTGGACTTATCCATGTTAAAAGATTACCATTAGATGCTACAGAATTAGGAAGTGGTACCTGAACTTCTTGTAAAGATAATAGTTTCTCTTCGGGACTATAAAGTGCAGCTCCATATTGGTCTGACCCAAACGCGTATTCATGGTTTTGGAACATTATATTTGTTGCCAGAGAAAAAGAAGGATAGCTATCAAAGGTGGTATACCCAACATCAATTCCGTTCCATTTAAAAATATAACTCTCCGAACTTGCGGTTGATGTGGTTTCTTGGGTACTTGAGGTTATATCATACAAGGGTAATCGAGAAACTACCATTTGTAGATAATTTCCATCAGGAGAAATATCTATATCTCTAGTTTGAGTATTGTCAGGGAAACCTGGAGAAAGTTTGGCTGAACTTGTGACCGTAGCAGTTGAATCAATTTCTGCTATGTTAGAACCATTCCCTATATAAAGTTTTCCCACAAATTGTTTTATAGGACGTGGAACATTTTGCACCCAAGTTCCTGAGATTGCAGTTTCACTTGTTCCGTCAAAATTTATTCTTGTAACGCCCTTATCGTGTCCTATGTATATTCTTTCTGTAGCACCAAAGAAGTCCATAAAAGCTCCTCTAGTAAAGGTAGGAGAACCGCTTATGAGTGTGGAAAGCAAGACAGGATTATCGTAATCAGGGTTGTAAGTTGTTGGGTCATTGACTTGTATTTTGTACAGTCTGCCCGTATGCCCTATAGCATATACATACAGCACGCCATTTTCGGTTCTTTCTTTGCCTGCCAAGATTAAATCTTGGATTACGTCAGCATTAGGGTCTATCTGCTCAGCCGCCTGACTCCAAGTTAATTGCCCTGGTTTGATGTATGGATTTTGACCACTAACATTAGTAACAAAAGATTTACCAGAGTTTATATCTCCATTTGCATATAGCGTCATGCTTCCTCCAAAATTGTCTATAGTAAGTGTTTTTATCATATTATGTATCTAATCTAACAATTACTCCTTGTGACGCCAGTGTTACTAATGAAGCAGAATTAAATGTAGTTGGTAATGTTCCTCCTGTAACTGACACGACACCACCAAACTTTTTTTTACCTGCTACAGATGAACCTAATGGCCCAGGAGATGTGTCAGACTTCCAAGTTGTATATTGATTGGTATTGGTAGCGGCAACTGGAACCACACAAGTCCAATAATTACCTGCAGCAAAAAATACACTACTAATAGGTCTGGTTACTATTCCTGTTCCTAAAATACAAGCAAAAACTGATGCTACACGAGTTTGACCAGATTCATCATAGATGGCAATTTTGGCTGCATTTCCAGCATCACCTAATGTAATACATTCTATGCTGATACTATTAGCAGTTATATTTAATGGAATAGTAACCAGACCAAAAGAACCTAAGATACTATTACTATAATTCTGTGCCAAGGTTGCTGCATTACCGAAAGAATTTGAAGGTATCAAAGATGTTGCATTTCCAACTCCATTAGACCACTGAACACCTGAAGCCGTAGAACTATTAGCAAATAATGTTTGCCCATCTATACCTATCGCAAGTTTAGTTAAAACTGAATTAGAATTAGCTACTAATAAATCCCCTTTTGTATACGTAGTTTGACCAGTGCCTCCTTTATTAGCTGTTTGTACGTGTCCACCTCCTCCTGAATCAGGACTACGTACATCATACATTAAAGTGCCAATAGCAGATGAAGTTGAAAGACCAATAACTGCTTGTACTTGTCCCAAAGCTGAACTAACTGTGTTATGTAATGCTGAATGAGATGGACTGTTGAGTCTATCTGTAGGCGATACTATGTTAAATGTTGATATAATTGATGGATACATATTAATTTGGCTTATTTACATTAACCCATGCATTTGTAATTGGTCTGGAAGTATTTGACCATTGATTGGGATTGATTCCATCGTAATAAGTATCAGCACTATCATAAAGAATGTCCGCTTGGTCATATTGTTCTTTACCCATTGGGTTAACATTTGTATAATTCGCATTATTTGGTTTTGGTATATTATTCCACATTTAATATTGCCAACCAGTATTTTGTATTACAGTGGCCTGCATTGGGGTTTGAACGCCACGACTAAGCGTTTTAATAATATCTTGTACTTTCTTTTCATATTCAACATCGAATGGTGCAGCACTTTCCCAGTTACCTAAACTCTTTAAATAAGAAGAAGCAATGCGCCAACCAAGTATTCTGTAATCAAGGGTCTCAGGGTATGAAAGTGTATCTGATATATCTGTGTATTCAGTAGGTTCTAAGAAATAAAATATACGAAACAAACTTGTCAGACTATTAGCGGATGTTGGTGTTGGGAATATTTCAAACCAGTCTCCCCTATCATCAAACTTTGGGAAAAGTCTGTTTTGATTAGCTCGTAACCATGAGAATGAATTCTCTGCAGATATATTGGAAACATCCATTTGAGCTGCTGTAATATAATTGCTTGGTGTTGTATCAGTATAGTTTACCTCGATAGCCTTTAAGAAAAACATATCAGTTGGGTATAAATAAGTACCTACATTGGCTTGTGCATCCATATAAGCTTCTTGTAATTGAGAAGCGTCTACTCCATGGGCAATCATTTGCCTATGAAAATCTAATAGAGCTTCATTGGCGAAGATGATACCTTTAGTATCTGTTAAACCATTATTATCTGTTTGTACTTGTGCCCTAGCAAAGCTAAGGACTGTGTTTAATGTTGACATATATTCACAGGATTATTGCCCTGTGTCCTGCTCCCTATCTGTCAGGAGCAGAGACAAAGCATTAAACTGTCGTTAGACTAGTTCGTAAATGCTGATTCGTAACGGATTATTCTAACATAACCTACTTGGTCTTCGAAACGAGTAGCTCCCAATGTAACTTTACCAGCTATTGACTTGTAAAGATTTAATGGGTTACCTGAATCGGCAGTAGTTGTAAGAATAGCCTGTGGTTGCTGGAAGTATCCCCAACCAAATGACCTATCGCCCAAAAGGGTTGTAGGTAATACAGGCACTGTAGAAGCATAGTAGTTCTGATAAGGATATTCCAAGAAGCGAACTCCACGGAATGAACCCATCGTACCTTTCTTAACATCTTCTACTGATGTGTAGCGAGCCATATCAGTCCAAGAACCAGTTGCTGTGTTAGTCATCAAATCACCCATTGTGTTAGGGTGTAAGACAGCTACATAGAAACTACCATCGAAAGGTTGCAACCCAGCAGCATTTGAAGCTCTAAGTTGTGTTGTACCTCTAACGATGTCTTGCTGAACAGCAGTATCACCTGCTGCCAAGCCTGTTCTTGAAGTTTTACCTCCTGCGTATATAACACCGTTTGTTCCAGCGTTAACAACAGTTTGTAGAACTGTATCGACAAGTCTTGCTAAAGCGTTTCTAACTTGCATAGAAGCCTCATCTATCGTTTCGATAGCTGAGTTTCTAACCAACAGGTCAGTGATTTGCACCAAGATACCATACTGAGCAGGCCCAGATGAGTATGAGGTAGCACCCCATGTGATTGATGATGGATTTGAACCTTCTGTGATAGCGGCCACACCTTCTGTACTTGATACAGGAAAGCCTGGTGCTGTTGCGGCTGCTCCACCTTGGATAGATGCACCTGCTCCCCAAACTGAACCTCCTCCTGCAAATCCTCCTGGACCACCAACGGTAATCATAGAAGTATTTATTTTAACAGGTAATTGGTTTGATTGAGGGAATAAGATACGGTCATATCCCTGTGGAACATCACGCCTTAGGCCTAGTTGAGCGTACTTGAGTTCTGGCTCTAGTACATTCAATTTGCCATTTATATAGGAAACTAGGAGAGCTGAAGTGTTTGTACTTGCTCCACCCCATCCTGTTCCTCGTGCTGTTACTGCCATAATAATTTTGTGCCCTCTATAAATGTAATTCTCCTTTAAGTTCCAATTCTCTCAATGAAGTTCTAAGTTCATCTTGAGTCATTTCATTTGGTGATTTTGTGTCGCTTCCAGTCATTGCTGTTGCGGCTGAACCTCCTCCTGCTCTAGCTACTTCTACTTTAGGTTGGTTCGGTGTTAGCTTCCCCTCCTTGTTTAGAATAGCTACAGTCGCATCTTCCACATCATATCCTGATTTCACTTTTTCCCAGATTTTATCTTGGTACTCATTAGCTCCTTGATACTTTGCAGAGACTTGATTGAAACCTTTGAAGAAATCTCGCTCTTTCTCGGCTGATGCTCTGGCTGTGGCCTCTTCTTCTCTTGCCTTAGTTGCAGCATCCCGTTCTTCAGAACTTAATTTTACTTTATCAGAGAGCGATTTAATTCTTTTTTCGACTCTATTAATATTATCTTGCTCTTCGTCTAACTCTAAATCCAATTCTTCTGCCATTTGTTTACATAAGTTAAGAGGCGAACCTTAACCTAGAATTAGTCTTTTAATACAGCGTCTACAAGGGACTAGCTTGAGATGCGATTTACCTTGAAACATCGAAACGGTTTTCGTGTTTGTTAGTACAAGTATACGAGTCACATACGACAACGAGTTTTGGTCTTCCATACTCATCTTTGTCATAAGGGTGGTCGTGAACTTTCATTACTGAGTATCTAACGACTTCTTGAGGGTCTTTAGTTGCATCACAGTAAGAACATTCAATCTCACCCATCCCTCGATAATGAGGACAAAGTTTATATTGATAAGTTGCAGGCATATTTTTATCTAATGTCCCACAAAAATCACATTGTCCTCCCTTTATCAAGGGATACATTCTCGTATAAGGTACTGTCTTTCCTCCCTGTCTTTCTGATTGTCGTGGTGGCTGAGCATTACCCACAGTGGTTGGATTCATGATAGTTTTTTCCTTATTGCTTGTAATTCATCCCGATATTTTAGGATGAGTTTCTCTAGGTCGAACTTTTCTCCCCAGCGAATTTCTCCTTGTAATCGGAATATCTCTGTTGTGTCCTTCTCTAATGCGAGTCGACGCTTCGCTTTATCTAAGTCCACTTCAAATATAAATTGTTTAAGAACTTTCCAATAACTTGAACCTGCAATACTCTGTAACGCTTCTACTGTTTCAGTAAGTCGTTCTACTTTTTCTCTTAAGATAGGTGAAGTATCATCTATCTCTTTAACTTCTTCTAAAATAATATTAGCGTTATTCATTATGCAGTTGCTGATTGACTATTAACTTTAACTTGTACTTGTAAACCTGCATTCAATGCGACTGTTCCTGCATAAGAGATTTGAATACGATTCAAAGGCCCCATGATAGGTAAACCAGACATTGTTTGTGGGCCAAGACTTCTCATTGATGCGTTTCCTGTAACTGACAAGATACTTCCACCAGGGCCTCCTCCAAGGACTGACACCTGTGAACCTAATGTTGTTCTAACTCCAAGTCCATTAACATTGGCATTCATAAATAATGCGTTAGCATTAGTGATTGCTGTTTGTGTAACATCTGGTAGTCGAGCAATATCGTACCAAGTTGTGCCTCCATCATCAGTTGTTTGTAAGTAAATAGCTGCTAATGGGCTAGTTCCATTGATTGAAGTAACTGGCACTTTGACTATGATATTGTCGGCATCCTGTGGGACAAAGAAAGTTTGGCTAACTACTGATGTAGCTCCTGTATTTCCTGAGTCATTATAGTCTAGAACGGTAAGTAACGGTTTTCTTATTGACATATGTTTTTTATATTATTCTTATAATTGCTCGACCTTTATTAAAACCCTGATTTTTTTGCTGCTTTATCAACCTTGTGCAGCTTCTTTGGTAATTTGCTTATTTTGCCTGTTTCTTTCAACCATTCTCGTGCCATACCTGGATGTTGTGCGAACATATATTTTGCTTGTGCTTGTGATTTGAATGGCATGTTTAATATTGTGTTAACATCACGCTACCTACTCCGAATGACTTTACAGCGATTCGGTTAAATAGACCGTATTGCTTATTAAGACCGACTACACTTGTTTGTGCTACGAATGCTTCTATTGGAATAGCGAATCTTCGATAATAATTTAAAGGAACTATGTTATCAAAGTTAGCTGTTGCTGGAGCTGTAAGGACGCTCGCTCCTGTATCTGTCGTTGCTATCCATTTAATGGCTGCTGGAGCCGCCCCTGCATAGACTTCAATGGTACTGCAATTATCATTTAAGGTAATAACAGATGAGTTGGTTGAGTTATCACTTGTAAGATTCGCAAGTGCCTTAAAAGGAGCTGCAAATTCTTGCATTGATTCACTTGAGCCATCTCTTGGTAATTGTTTATATGGAATCATTGTTGTTATCTATAATCTCATTAATCTTCTCGACCAACTTGTTAAAATCCTCACTTCCTGATAGACCTGTCAATCTGTTTATTCTTTTACATTTACAATCTGTACACTTGTCACTACTTGTTACTTCACTACTAATTGTTGGAATGACTTCACTTGCTGTTACTTTACTTGTTGTTTTCTTTTTCATTTATTTTTTAATTCTGTTGCTAATGGACTTGCCTGTGATAGCGGACTCGACTTCTCCGCCCCTATTTGACCTTTACCTCCCAATGCTGTTGGAGGAGCCGTGCCTTGTTGCATAGCCATTTGTTGAGCTTGCATCACTTGGGCTTTTTGTTTGGCTAATAAATCCTCATGCCAAGCAATGTGATACCATGTAGCCCAAGTCTTTGGTTGTACTTGATGGTGGACGTATATATGCGTTGTATGATTATCAGTCTCTGCTACATCTGGCATATCATTCTTAGCAAGTTGCTCATTCTCTGAGTCAGCTTTCATTTCATCTATTGTCTTAGGAAGCATTACATCTATAAGTGATGGGTCATTCAAGAACTTGGGAAAGAATACATGTTTATTGAAGTTTCTCATTCCATCTTGGTCTAGTGTTTGCATAAGAGCTGGATATAATTGCATTAAATCTCTACGCAAAACCAACTCTTTGTATTCTGCTTCTTTAGCTGAATAGACTAGAATACCAGGTGGAAAATCTGTGTCAAACACATCTAACTTGACTTCAGTTGTACTAACGCCCTTTACTCCTACAATATTAGCCATCTTAGTTCCAAGAGCTTCTGCGTATAATGCGTATCTATGAAACCAATGAGACCAAAACTCTGCTTCTCCAAATTGTAGAACCTTAGAGATAAGAGACTGACTCATATCGTTCAATTGCTGGTCTATTGCTGCCTGAGTTGCTGTTTGTTTACTTGAACCACCTGTTGGTTGCATTGGTCTACCTGCACCCATTGGGTCTTCAGCTTCACTCTCTAATACCTGGATGAAGTTGATAAGTTCAGGTGACATCGTTTGTGCCTTATTAAGTGGCATAACAGCATCGTTAACATCTGATACTGGAATATGTT